CGTACAGGGGCCTTCTCTTTCTTCTTGGTATCAGGGGCCGCTTTAGAGAGAGCAGCCTCTAGCGGGCTTCCCTCGAAGTCTAGAGCACCTTTAGCCTCTTCTTGCAACCAATCAGGCAGAGAAGAGAAAACTTCCATGTCTGGGTCGTAGAAATCGAAAATCTTCCCTTCATTAACGAGAGGTGGTGCCTTAGCAGCCTCTTTAGGACGCATAGCAGAGACAGCGGCTACATTGTTGTAGGTTTTGCCTTTGCTCTCAGATTGAACCAAGGTGACAACACAGGGAGAACCAAGGAGTTTAGCCCAATCACCACCATGTTCGCTGTCGGCGTCAAGAGCATAATAACGTTTGGTGCTCTTAGCCAAATCAGCTTTCAGAGGGAAGAAGGGGAGGTCTTCAGAAATCCAACGGGGTTTCTCTGGAATGTCGTTATCATCCTCATCTTTCATAAACTCATCCAACACCTCATACGTCAGACGAATTTTAAGGGAGGGGGCTTTCTCTTCCCCTTTGAAGGGACGGTTTTTCTGAATACCCATCAAGAGAATTTGTACCAGACGTGCTGGATACGAACCAGCATCGAGAGGGGGAATAGGTTTAGCATTTGAGGTGCTAGGAAGTTTAGATGCGTTCAGGCCATTTGCCATATGTAGTTCCTTTTATGATCTAGTTATTAAGTTTCCACTTTCCCTCTGGGGCAGTGAAGGTAGCTTTTGCGTAAGTTCCAGTTTCAATGTAGTAGATAACGACACCTTCAGGGATTGCTTCCCCCAACAGGTCATACTCAGCTTCTAATTCTGCCATAACATCTTCAACAGTGTTGGGGAGTAGTGGACCTTGATACAGGATTGGGACCACTTCACAACAAGCAGGTTTGTTCTCATTGTCCCAACGACCACTGTTGAAGAGATAGAAGTATTTTCTGTCAAACTTATGAGGATTTTTCTGAATGCCGTTACCAACCCACTCGCCATAGTGATAACCATCACCAAGCTTAACAAGCTCGTCTTTGTTTCATTCATTTTCTTCCGAGCGAGAAGAAAAGTATTTCAAAAAGTGTTGCCGAGATGGTGATCTTGCGAAAGTGAAAGAAATTTTTGACAAACGACGGAAGGATAAAGAAATCCTTGGGTTTGCCCCACTAAAAACAGATTTGTCTGCACATATGTAAGGAGGGAGAAATGAAGATTACCTATCGACATGGATATTATGGGGACGTTGAGTATAGTTTGATTGCTGCACGTCTTCAAACAGATAAACCATACCCGTATTTTGCGCTAACTGTTGAGGGTGAAATTCCTCTTTCTCTCTACGCAACAAGTTTTTACTACGAAAAGGGGAAACATGTATTTGACTGCTCTGAGAATTTCTAATGCCAGTATTTGACGTAGAGGCTGATGGTCTTTTCCCAACTAAGTTCTATGTCCTCTCGTACCAAGAGGGAGACGAAGTGATTTCGCTAACCTCTCACGAGGAAATGAAAGATTGGCTTCTCTCTCAGAAGGTGTTAGTAGGACATAACATCATTCTTTTCGACATTCCACAATTGGAACGTGTCCTTAAGATTAAGATCACAGCTAGACTTATTGATACGCTAGCTTTGAGTTGGTATTTGTACCCTGAGAGGCAACGACACGGCTTAGCATGGTGGGGGAAAGAATTAGGAGTTGACAAACCCGAAGTGGAGGATTGGTTTAATCTCCCACTAGAAGTTTATGTAGACAGATGCCAAGAAGACGTTAAGATTAACACCCTGTTGTGGGAGAAGCAGAAAGCCTATCTCTCGTCTCTGTACAACACTGATAAACCTGAAAGCTTAGGTATCGTTGGCTACCTTATGTTCAAGATGGATTGTGCAAGAGAACAGGAACGTAGTAAGTGGAAGCTTGATATTGACTGGTGTAAGGAGGCTAAAGAACGACTAGAAGCTGAACAACAACCACGTATTGATGCTCTACGACTAGCCATGCCTATGGTGCAGAAAAGTGTTTTAAAAAGTCCCCCAGCAAAACCGTATAAAAAAGACGGGACACTCTCTGTTGAAGGCGCTAAGTGGCAAAAATATTTATTGGATCAGGGGTTGACAAAGACTCATTCCCTCCCTATATATGTTGTAACAAAAGAGGAGGAACCAAACCCTAACAGCCCCTCTCAAATTAAAGACTGGCTATTCTCACTAGGTTGGGAACCTATTACATTCAAATTCGTAAAGGAAGATGATGGCACTGAAAGAAAAATCCCTCAGATTAAACTACCTGATTCCCCTGATATTTGTCCTAGTGTTCTTGAACTTGCAGAGGAAGAGCCAGCAATTCTGGAACTTGAGGGACTATCCATTATTAAACACAGACTTGGTGTTCTCAATGGATTCCTCGAAAACGTAGACGAAGAGGGGTGTTTGAAGGCAAGGGTGCAAGGATTTACCAACACCCTTCGGTTTAAACACACAGAGATTGTCAATCTTCCCGGTGTAGGTAAGCCCTATGGGAAAGAAATGCGTGGCTGCCTCGTAGCTAGAGAAGGTTATGAGCTAGTTGGCACTGACATGGTTTCGTTGGAAGACAACACTAAACGACATTTCATGTATTTCCATGATCCAGATTATGTAAAGGAGATGTCTGACCCATCCTTCGACCCTCACCTCGACCTAGCTATTAGGGCTGGTGCTGTGGATGCAGAGGATGTAAAGCTTTACAAAGAAAATAAAGACGACAAGAACCTTGGAGCTAACCTCCTGTCGGTTATCCTGTCTGTTACGGGCCTCCGTAAATCTTATAAAGTGGTGAATTATAGCTCTGTTTACGGTGTAGGGGCTAAGAAACTCGCTAGGGAGCTTAAATGCTCTGTAGCAAAAGCCAAAGACATGCTAGAGAAATATTGGCAACGTAATTGGGCTGTAAAGACAGTGGCTGAGGGTTGTGAAGTGAAACGAGTGAACGGACAGATGTGGTTGTACAACCCAGTGTCTAAATTCTGGTATTCTCTTCGTAATGACAAAGATCGTTTTTCTACACTAAACCAAGGAACAGGTGTCTATTGCTTTGACAGTTGGATCAAGGAGTGCCGTAAACGTCGTCCTCAGCTAACAGCACAATTCCATGACGAGACTATCTCAGAAGTGAGAGAGGGGTTTGCAGCTAAGTTGCAAGCTCTACAACAAGAGGCGATTGACGCCGTAAATGACAAATTAAAACTTAACATCACTCTTGCTATTGACTCACATGTCGGCAAGCGTTATTCGGAGATTCACTAATGTTTAAAGTCTATGGCTACACCGCTAATGGTGGAGATGGTTCTTATGGGATTGTCTGGTATCTAGACAGCGAGCTGGACGAAGATAGATTCAAAGACTACGATTTTGAAACCTACTGTGATGGTGATGGCTGCGGCCCTAAAATCGCACTAACTTTTGACACTGAGGAAGACGCGGTAAAAGCTGGCCTTCCTCACGGCATTGAGTACTTTAACAACTATAAGGAATAATACATGGCAAATGGCCTGAACGCATCTAAACTTCCTAGCACCTCAAATGCTAAACCAATTCCCCCTCTCGATGCTGGTTCGTATCCAGCCCGATTGGTACAAATCCTCCTGATGGGCATTCAGAAAAATCGCCCCTTCAAAGGAGAAGAGAAAGCTCCCTCCCTTAAAATTCGTCTGACGTATGAGATGTTGGATGAGTTTATGAAAGATGAGGATGATAACGATATTCCAGAAAAGCCTCGGTGGATTTCGGAGGACTTGCCCTTCTTCCCCTTGAAAGCGGATTTGGCTAAGAGCACTAAACGCTATTACGCTCTTGACGCTGACAGTGAACATGGTGGGGATTGGGCTAAGTTGCTTGGCTCCCCTTGTGTCGTCACCTTGGTTCAGTCTGAGAGCAAAGGCAAAACCTACAACAATGTAGCTGCTGTCTCTGCTATGCGGCCTAAAGAGGCTGCCAAGGCACCGCCTCTCGTTAATGAAGGCAAAATCTTCGACTTCTACGATCCAGACATGGACGTGTTCAACGCTCTCCCTGATTGGTTGCAGGAAGAGGCTAAAGGGGCGCTAGACTTCGAGGGAAGCCCACTAGAGGCCGCTCTCTCTAAAGCGGCCCCTGACACCAAGAAGAAAGAGAAGGCCCCTGTAAAGGCATCTGAGAGCGTCTCCACTAGTGGCCCTGATGAGGGGGATGGTGACTGGTAAGGGGGGAGATGAAACAATTCGTAATAGCCGACATTCATAAAGGCCTTTCTTTAGATTATGTTCGTGAGCATCTGAAATACGACCCCGAAACAGGGGTCGTAACACGACTAAAGAAAAGGGGTAATGGTCCTGTAAAAGAGGACCAAATTACCTGTATTAGGTCTGATGGGTACATGGTTATCAACCTGAAAAATACCACCTTTCGTTTACACAGGGTCATTTGGTTTCTCGTCACGGGAGAATGGCCTAAAAGCCGCATTGACCACGAGAATGAGAATAAATCTGACAACCGTTGGAATAATCTTAGAGAGGCAACTCACCAAGAGAACATGCGAAACCGAGGAAGCAAGAAAAATGTATCTTCTCCTTATCGAGGGGTTTCTTGGTGCAAGGTTAAGTCCAAGTGGACGGTTAGGGCTAAGTATGATGGAGTGTATCGGTTCTTAGGTTACTTTGACCTAGAATTAGATGCTGCCAAAGCCTATGATGATTTCGTAAAGGTTAGTTTTGGGGCCTTTGCCAACTTAAATTTTAAGGGGGACTCATGAAGCAATTTGTAATTCCTGATGTGCACGGGAACCTAAAGCTTTTAAATAAGGTCTTAGAGACGATTGAAGCAAAGGAGGCCAGTGGGGAGATTATCTTCACTGGCGACTATATTGATCGTGGGGAAGATAGTAAGGGGGTGCTGGACAGGCTAATGGCTGGTCCCCCTGAAGGTTGGAAATACACTGTCATTCGTGGTAATCACGAAGATATGATGTTGGAAGCACGAAAAGACAGTTGGGCTTACGACATGTGGATCAGTAATGGTGGAGACAAGGCTAAACAATCTTTTAAAGATGGGCAAATTTCTAGTAAGTATTATGAGTTTGTCAAAAACCTTCCTCGTTACACCTATGACGACCATCGTATCTTCACCCATGCTGGTATTAGCGACAAGGTGCCAATCAACCACCAACACCCAGACATGACCCAATGGTTTAGGTTTCGTGATAATGACGACTACCCAATTCACAATCGTTATGTCGTACATGGTCACACTCCCCAGAAGGTGCCTTTCGTAGGCAAGCATCGTTGCAACCTTGACACTAATGCTTGGAGGAACAATATTATGTATGTAGGGGAGTTTGATAAAGATGTGGCTGGTGGTCCTATTGCTGTCCATATGGTTACAGCTTGGAAAGGGTTGCAAGCGTGAAACCTCTTGTAGATATGGATATTTTGCTCTATGAAATTGGATTTTCTTCGGAACGAAGAGAGCCTAACGAAGAAGGGGAGATGGTTGTTGTACCAGCAACTTGGGATTTCTGTCAAGACCTCCTCGACAGGAAAATAGCACTTATCTGTGACGAGGTGCAAGCGACAGAACCCCCTCTTCTATTTGTCACTAACACCCACAAGGTGAACAAAACACTAAACAAGGAAAGAGTGAGACAAGGTGAAAAGCCTAAAGAGTATGTTGAAAACTTTCGTATCGAAGCTGCGAAAGAGAAAGAATACAAAGCTGGGAGGAAATCTACAAAACCCTTCCACTTCACTAACCTCCTCCATTATGTTCTTGCATCCTATGATGTACATGTTAATGAGCAAGGGCTAGAAGCTGACGATGCTATGGTGATTATGCAATACTCCGCTTTTAAAAACGGTGAGCTGAATACAATCATCTGTTCTCGTGACAAAGATGTACGTCAATGTCCGGGATGGCACTACTCATGGGAAGTTGGGGGACAAGCCTCCATTGGACCTATCATGGTCGACGACTTGGGCGAGTTGGTCCATCGTAACCCAAACGAGAAAGACAGCAAAGGGAGGGCTAAACCAGCTAAAATCTTTGGGACAGGGGCTAAGTTCTTGTACTACCAAATGCTAGTTGGAGATGCTGTAGACAATATTGGTGGAATGAAGGGCAGAGGCCCTGTGTTCGCTTACAACCTTCTTAAAGACGCTACCTCCATTCGTCAGTGCTATGAATTGGTGGCAGAGATTTATGTCAAAACTTGGAACGATAGTTGGAAGGAAAAATTCAGAGAGCAAGTGGATTTGTTATACATGATTAAAGAGGTTGATGAACAAGGGGAGAAAATTAAGTGGACACCACCTTCCAAAGAAAACTAGAAGACACTCTACTAGAAGAAATTTTTAATCTACGAGAGAAGATTGATGCGCTAGAGGATAATAGTGGTATTGCTGGTGCTATCTTTAAGGCCCAAATCCTAAGCTATAACCGTATTATAAAAGGGTTGAATAAAATTGAAGTACAATAGAACGCTGTTCGTTTTTGGGTCTAACCTAGCAGGACGGCATGGTAAAGGAGCAGCACTGTTTGCTCGTAACAACTGGGGTGCTGAGTATGGTGTAGGAGAGGGTGTCACTGGTAACAGCTATGCACTACCCACTAAAGATGAAAACATGAAGGTTAGACCCCTCCATAAGATTAAGGAGAGCTACATCACCATGAGGTATCTGGCCTATGATAACCCAACATGGTTGTTTCTCTTAACGCCTGTCGGTACTGGTCTAGCTGGTTACGAAAAGACAGACATCCTAAGCATCGTCCAAAACTATGAAATTCCCCCTAATATTGTATTTACAAAGGAGTGGTTTGAATAGCAAGAGTAGTTAAAGACAAACCTAGATCATCAGGAACCATGACCGAAGCAGCATTTGTCTCCTTCGTCAAAGGGCATCTCAGACGAGCCTCTAGGTTCTGGCGACCTATAACAGAAACCCTCAAGGCAGCTAACCTGCGGAGAGGTGTTTATCTTTGCAATGAGTGTAAAGAAGAAGTTCCTAAATCTGTTGTAGTTGATGGTAAACGAGTGAACAATGTTTCAGTTGACCATAAATCCCCCATCGTAGACCCAACTACAGGGTTTAGTGGATGGGACGACTTCATCAATAATCTATATTGTGAAGCAGAAAATCTACAGGTGTTATGTAGAGCTTGTCATAACGCGAAAAGCGCCAAAGAACGCGATCTGGCTAAAATAGCCAAAGATAATAAGAAGGAAACTCTTAGTGAATAAATTCAACACATTCGACGACATCCAACACCGACCTCTCCGTATCTACAACCGTTCAGTTATGTTTCATAACCTGTACGAGGATCAAGGGAAGTGGGTGGCACAAGAATATGCTAATGCCCTAAGTAAAGAGGCTCGCCTCGAAATTGCACAAATGACTGCCCTAGTTAAGAAGATTGGCGTCAAGAAAGTTAAAGAGCTTGTTACGGCAGGTGTAGACTTTGTTGATGATGAGTATCGTGAGGGGGCTGTATGAGTCACATTAACTATTACGAACCTAACCTAAATCATCCAAACAACATCTCATCTGGCGGTACAACTAACCTACCAGTTTGGAACACGCAACTACCTAAAGATTGGCTTGTTAAAACCCCTGATGGAGGCCCAGCAGAATATTACGACCTACCACCTAATCCAAAAACTCTTAACGACCTCCTAGAGTATAAGGGCGATAAACATTGGCTAGGGGACTCCTTCCATTTGTCCAATATCGTTAAAGCCGCGTGGCGGTGGGGGATTAAGTCTGGTGTAGATAAGGCCTACGATGCCCGTAAGTTTATCTACTCGGGTGTCCGTCTCCTCCTTAAGTATCAAGGGTTGGAAGAGACCAGAGCAACGTTGCAAAAACTTTTGGATGACCCTCAGTTTGGAGGCAAGTAATGGCCCCACCTAAAATCCTTGTCCTAGACATTGAAACGGCCCCAAAGGTTGCCTATGTGTGGCGCTTCTGGAAAGAAAACATCTCAGCTAAGCAGGTGAAGGAGCATGGTCACATGATGTCCTTCGCAGCTAAATGGTTGGGGGAGGATGAAATCTTCTACGAGGAAAACCGTAAAGAAGATGATCGTCTCTTGATTGAGAAGGTGTGCTACTACCTAGATCAAGCTGACATGGTGATTGCTCATAATGGTGAACGATTTGATATGAAGCAAATCAGAGCAAGGGCTGTCGTTCATGGATTAGCTCCCCCTTCTCCTGTGAAGGTGATTGACACACTTAAGATAGCTAAGAATGAGTTTGGCTTTGCTTCCAATTCCCTTGAATACCTAACTACCATCCTTGGTTGTAAGGTTAAGAAGGGGGGCCATAAGAAGTTCCCCGGATTTGAGTTGTGGCTTGCATGTCTTCGTGGAGATGATGAAGCTTGGGCAGAGATGAAGGACTATAACATCCTTGACATCCTTGCTCTTGAAGAGCTTTACTACAAACTTCGTCCTTGGGACACTAAACACCCGAGTTTGGCCGTCTACGTAGAAGATAACGAGGACATTGTGTGTCCCAAGTGTGGTGGCTCTCATGTCCAATGGCGTGGGTATGCTTATACTAACGTAGGTAAGTACCATCGTTTCCAATGCACCGATTGTGGTGGATGGGGGCGTGGTAGATACAGTGTTCTGCCAAAGAACGCAAATCTGATTGCGAACCAAGCCAATTGACAGCCTTTACCACTATTTGTGTGTTGCTACTAATCGTAGCAGTGGGGATTATTAGATGAGAAAATTCAAAAAACTAAACGAGATTATCCGTGAGTATAATGGTGTAGCAGCCAGACTTACGAAAGATAAATCCAAAGAGAACCAAGCCTTGTTTGACGATGTGTTTGCAAGGCTTAAAGAAGCAGCCAATGAGGTGATCCTTGACTAAAATTACAGCTAGGTTGGTTGCCCTTACAACCCCCACCATTGAGCTAAGAGAGGCCAGCCCAGAGGGGCTGGTCGCCTTCTGTGCTCGTGTTAGTAACCCTCAGCATCAGGACAAAGAGCTAGGCTCTCTGCTAGACTATTGTGTTCGTAATAAACACTTCTCAATCTTTGAGATGGCTAACGCTGTTGTAGAAGTGGAAGCCCCTAGAGATATTACTAGACAACTACTACGTCATCGTAGCTTCTCCTTTCAAGAGTTTAGCCAACGATATAGTGATGAGATTGAGTTTACTGACCGAGATTTTAGACGACAAGATGAGAAAAACAGGCAGAATAGCACTAATGACTTAGATGACTACGACCGTAATTTAGCAGAAGAACAGGCATGGGCGGTAAGAGATTTTGTCGAAGATGTCTACAGGATCATGCGAGATGTAAATGTGGCTAAAGAGTGTGCTCGTGTAGTTTTGCCAGAAGGCCTCACAATGAGTAGGCTCTACGTCAATGGCACCCTACGCTCATGGATGCACTACCTAGATGTACGTGACGATGAAGGTGTTACACAGTGGGAGCATGTCGTCCTTGCTCGTAAAATCAGAGAGGTGCTATTGCCAGCATTCCCAAACGTACTGGGGGTTAAATGAAAGTTTATTACGTAGAGGCTTTCTCTGCTGAGGAGTATACCGACCATACTTGGGTGGACAGTGTTTATTCTACGAGAGAAAAAGCAGAAGCTTACATCGAAGGTATGGGTAAAGGGCCTCACGGAGTAGATGTCCCAAATTATGACTATGGTTACTTTCTTAGACAAGACTGTGTAGAAGTGGAGGTTCAATGACAAAGACACAAGGAGTGTATGAGAAACGTCCCAGAGATTTTTATCCCACCCCAGCTAAAGCTGTACTCCCTCTGAAAGACCACCTGTCACAAAATTTCTCGTTCTGTGAACCTTGTGCTGGTGATGGTGCCTTGGTAGGACATTTAGAGCGTATGTTCAATGCTGTGTGCTTCTTACCTATTGACATTGAGCCACAAGCTGATTGGATTACGAAAGCAGATGGTAATAATCTAACAACAGAAGCTGTAGAGTATTGTGACTGTATCATTACCAACCCTCCCTTCACTTGGAGTGTCCTAAAACCCCTATTAGATAAATGGATTAGCTTGAAGCCTACTATCCTTCTTCTCCCTGCTGATTTTATGCACAACATCCGTTTTGCACCTTACATGAAGGTTTGTGAAAGTGTGGTGTCTATTGGCAGGGTGAAATGGATTGAAGACTCCAAGGCAACAGGGGTGGAAAACTATTGTTGGTATTGGTTTGATAAAGACAAGATTGTGGACACCACCACAAGATTTTATGGAAGAGATAAATGACTGAAGCAAAGATTATCCAACTAGGTTCTCTGGACGAAGACGATCAAAACTATATGGACTTCCTTGACAGCTTGAAAGATGAAGCTGTAAGGGCTGTGTTCATCGTAGAACGAAAAGATGGCACTGTTGCTGTAGGGACTAATTCTACAGACCGTCGTGATATTGTATACGATATCTTTCGTCTACAACAGTTTTGCAGTAATATGGTGAGTAATCTTGACATCGGAGATGATGAATGACTTATCAACAAGATCGAGAAGACTACGTTCGACAATTCCATCGAGCAATGGGGCAAGATGTCAATAACCAAGAGCCTTCTGCTTCCCTCCTTGAGTTTCGTTACAACCTCATTCTTGAGGAGGTTAAAGAGCTTGGGGAAGAAATTGCGTATGCTATGGCAGAAAGCCAATTTAAAGAGGGTATTCCTCTTCGAGTTAAAGCGCGTATGCTCAAAGAACTTGCTGATGTCCAGTATGTTATTTCTGGCTTGGCTGTGGCACTAGGCCTACCTCTCTCACAAGCGTTCATTCGAGTTCATAAAAGTAATATGAGCAAGCTTGGTGCTGATGGGAAACCTGTCTACCGTGAAGACGGGAAGGTGCTTAAAGGGCCTAACTATGTTTCTCCTGAGATGGAAGAACTCTTCGAGACAATTATTTAAGGAATATCATTTGACAGAAAAACATTACGGGCCTAATCTGAAGATTAGCCAAGAAATCCATTCTATGAAGTACAGGTCGAAAGGAGAAAGCTTCAAAGATGCTATGGTTCGTGTGGCTGACGCTCTTAAGGACGGGGAAGATCATTATCTCGCTTTTAAAGATATCCTTCTTGATATGCGCTTTCTTCCTGCTGGTCGTGTCCAGTCCGCTATGGGATCGCCACGTGTAGTTACCCCCTACAACTGTTTCGTTAGCCGAACAATTAAAGACAGTATGGGGGACATCATGGAGGCAGCTAAAGAGGCTGCTGAGACGATGAGGCTTGGTGGGGGCATTGGTTATGACTTCTCTACACTACGCCCCCGTGGTGCCCTCATTAAGAGCCTAGATACACGCTCTAGTGGCCCTATTGCTTTCATGGACATCTTTGATGCCATCTGTAAGACCATTGCCTCTGCTGGTCATCGTAGGGGCGCTCAGATGGGTGTGCTACGTGTTGACCACCCAGACATTGAAGAGTTTATCGAAGCTAAGACGAATAGCTCTCGTTTGACACAATTCAACATCTCTGTTGGTATCACTGATGAATTTATGGAAGCTGTTAAAGCTAACAGGATGTTCAATCTTCGTTTTGAAGGTGTGGTGTATAAGCAGGTGAGTGCTGTAGCCCTGTGGAATAAAATCCTACGTTTCACTTGGGATTGGGCAGAACCGGGTGTTCTCTTTTTGGACACTATTAATAAAAAGAATAACCTACATTACTGTGAAGTAATTAGTGCTACAAATCCGTTAACCTAAAATAACATGCGGATTTAAAACCCCCTCTGATTGACTTGGAAGCCCTTATAGGGGCGACAGGGCGCAAGCAAGGATAAAACCTGTGCAGCGTGAGAGACTAAGCGAGGGGGACGGACTACATTTATTTTCTACTACTTGTCCAATTTGGACCTGTTTTGGTGTATAAGTATATAGGAGGGGTTGTTCCCTCGTATGTTCGCAACCAAAGGAGGGTTAAATGCGAGTTTGTAGAATATGTAATGAACCTAAAGAAGAAACCGAATTTTCGTACCGGGGCGGTTCGAGAAAAGGTCTTCAGGCAGATTGCAGAGATTGTGCGGTAAAACGTGCAAGAGATTATCGTCAAGATACAAGAGATCGTGTGGGTGTTTACAAGCTTGAAAAAGGTTGTGAAGATTGTGGATTTAAAGCTGAACATAGTTGTCAGCTTGATCTAGACCACATTGACCCAGAAACTAAAACGTACAAAGGCGCTCACAAAGCGTTTGATGCGGGTTGGTCTTGGGAACGTATTGAAAACGAAATCGCAAAATGCCGGGTTTTGTGTAAGAACTGCCACGCTCTCCGTACTTATAACGAGAGACACTGGGAGACCTTTTATACAACTGTCCGTATGCGATAGTCCAGCGCACAGACCTAACTATAACACAAGGGTCAGTGTGATGGTGGAGAACAACCTTTGCCACCTTACGGCGCATGTTTGTTGGGGTCTGTTAATCTGGTTAAGTACCTACAGCCAAAATACATGATTGATCGTGTAACCGACGAAGGTTATGGACCAGAAGTACAAGATGGTTGGTCCTTCAACTACACTAAATTTGAGATGGATATTAAGCATATTGTCCGTGCTATGGATAATGTTGTAGACCGTGCCACCTACCCACTACCTGAACAAGAGGTGGAGGCTAAAAGCAAACGTCGTATGGGCCTTGGTCTCACAGGTGTGGCTAATGCTGGTGAAATCCTTGGTCGTCAGTATGGAAGCCCTTCGTTCCTCAAATGGCTTGAGGATATTATGGTCACTTATCGGGATTGTGTGTATGAAGCCTCTGTCGAACTGGCTAAAGAGAAAGGTGCATTCCCCCTGTTTGAGGCTGATCAATTCCTTCAGTCAGGCTTTGCGCTTACACTTCCACAAGAACTCCGGGAGGATATTAGACTATACGGTATTCGCAATAGTCATCTTCTTTCCATCGCTCCTACTGGCACTATTTCTCTGTCTGCTGACAATGTAAGTTCTGGTATTGAACCTGTCTTCTCTCACTTCTACGATAGAACCATCCAAACCTTTGAGGGGCCTATTGTAGAGCGTGTAGAAGACTATGCTTACCGTGTGTATGGCGTTAGAGGTCGTACAGCTGACCAGACGCCTGTACAAGACCACGTAGCTGTTCTTAACCTCGCTAGTAAATATGTAGACTCCGCTTGCTCTAAAACCTGTAACGTTGGTAACGATGTTACATGGGAAGAGTTCAAGGAGGTTTACATGACTGCATGGGAAGGTGGAGCCTCTGGCTGCACTACATTCCGTCTGGCTGGTAAACGTTATGGCATTCTTAATGCTGCTGCTGTGGAGGATGTAGCAGAAACCCCTGTCGTTGAAGAAGACGACTTTGTAGATGAGAAAGAGGGAGGAATTGGCGGTGCTTGTTACTACGACCCTCAAACCGGAAAACGAACTTGTGAGTAGGTGTTGTAAACACTGTGAGGGGGACATCCCCCTCCTCTATCCTTACTCTGACTACTGTTCCAACGCTTGCCGTAGTAAAAAACATTACCATGATAACCCTAATCCCAAAAAACTATACATGGAAAAACGTAGAGGGAGACGAAGAGAGTGGTTGAACAAGTACAAAAAAGCTAAGGGGTGCGAATGGTGTGGGTATAAAATGTACTCAGAAGCATTACACTTTGATCACAAAGACCAGACACAGAAACACAGAGAGGTCTCTTCAATGTATGGTTGTAAGTTGAAAGCTATTATAGAGGAGGTCAGGAAGTGTAGAGTTTTGTGTGCCAACTGCCATGCGCACCACTCAAAAAATCAACAAAATGGGGTAATCTATGATCCTGTTACGACCTGCGAGTAGCTATGACGACTACGACCAACTGGGTTTGAAAAACATTATGGTTTTTGAAGACACTGAGATTTCCCCCTCTTCAGTGCTAAATATGTTTGGAGACCCATATGTTAAATACACCCCTAAACAACCAATCGGCTTTGACTTAACAAGAAAGAATAATAAAAATGCTCAATAAGCCAACTGGGAAGCGTGTGTCCCGCTACAAAAAAGCTGAGGAGGAGGGGGCTGCTAAGGTCTCCAACCTCACCCCTCTTAACGATAACCAAGGATTGTATATTGATGCTTTCAAGCATCATGACCAAATCATTGTCCTTGGTCCATCAGGGACGGGCAAGACATTCATTGCAGCCACTATGGCAGCTAATATGTATGCCACTAAACAGATCAGCAAGATCATCATCACGCGTCCTGCTGTCTCTGTAGGTAAGTCTCTTGGTGCTCTCCCCGGTGATCTGCACGATAAGTTTGGTCCTTGGCTCAGCCCTGTCCTCAGTGTCCTAGAAGAGAGGCTCACGAAAGGGGTTGTAGAGACAGGTATTAAGAATGGTAACATTCAAATGGCTCCTCTAGAATACATGCGAGGGGCTTCCTACAAGAATGCCTTCATCCTAGCAGATGAATGTCAAAACCTAGACGTAGCTCAGTTTAAAATGCTTGTCACTCGTATTGGTGAGAATTGTAAGCTGGTTATGAATGGGGACATTCGACAGAGCGATATTAAGGAACAATCTGGTTTGTCTAAAGCTCTACAACTAATCCACAAGTATGGGATTGATGCAGCAGTGGTTGAGTTCACCCTTGACGATGTTGTACGTTCTGACATCTGTAAGCAATGGCTCACTGCCTTCTATGGTGAGGCTATTTAAATAAAAAAGGCCCCGCCAGCGATTTGCTGTGCGGGGCCTAACCATTTTATTGTCTAATACCTTTTTGGTACATCTCATCATTCAACTTCATCTTAGTCTGGATCATTTTAATCTGAGCAGAGTTTAGTTTATTGAATGGGGTCTTAATACCAAGGTCTTCTTTAGCTGCTTCCCTCTCGTTCTTAGGACGAGCGAGGAGTTTAGCTCTCTCAGCAATGAGTTTGTCTCCTTTCCCCCCACTAGTTTCTAGGTACGAGAGTACCTCCTCCCTAGCGTTGCGGAGCATCGTGTCAACTTCCCTCATCTTGCCCGCCATTGGGAGGCCCATGAACATCTTATTATTCAAAAGACGAGTTGCCTCTCTCTCCAATATTGGATTGACATTCTGGTTCATCCAATCATCATACTCTGGATCACCTGATGTAAAGCTGTCCGCTTTAAACGGAGCTTTATTCACCATCCCCAAGAGTTTGTCAATTGGCGTTCTACGCTGAGCGTATTGAGCACCAAAAATTCCAGCCCCCACGTTACCAGACCTAATTTCCCCTGCTTGTGTAGCAGAGTGTTTAGGCTTCCCAAACACCAACTTCCCTTCTTCGTTAGGCTCTCCTAAGAGGACATCAAACAAGGTGCTAGTGTAACGTCCAAAGCTTTGGATAGTTCCTTCGATACCCGGTGACAGTTTCTTGTCAATCGTGGCGTTAGAGGTGATACCATAAGCATCTGAGTAGGCCCCGACAAACTTGTTAAGTGGGTCAAGAGGACGAGAGAAGCCAGCAGCAATAGGGGCAATAGAGTTGGCTGCATAACCCATCAAGTCCAAAAAGGCGTTCTTATCGTCATCAGGTGTAGCCGGAGACACAATGTACTCCACCATGTCCCTAATAACTTGCGGATTACCAAGATCACCAAGAGCAGCAGGAACACTAAGTTGTTGAGCAGCAGCAGTTAGAAGGTCTTTACTCATCCCCTGCCCCTCATCGTATTCCAAGCTAATACGCCCTACAAGGTTGTACAAGCCCCAAGGGAACAGATTGTCCACCTTGTACACACCACCAGCATCATCTCTCTCTTCGTTCCACTGTAGTCCTTGCTCTCTCTTGTCAGCCTCTCTGTGAGTTAGCATACCTATCATGGCGGTGCCAACCATCATCTGAGAGACCTTCTCCCCCAAGTCTACGTCAATTTGTTTCTTCATCACCTTGCTTGCAATAGGTACTAGGGCAAGAGGGCTATAACGAACACCAAAATCAATAACACTATTAACAAACTGACCGAATGGGTAGAAGAAGCCCAAGCCGGGAACAGCAGACACTCGTTGAGAGATATCTGCCAGACTCCCCCAAAAACCTGTTTTCCCCCTAAAGTCCTTAGAGAAAGTGTCTTCTTCCAAAGCTCTGATTGCATGTTCCCACATATCATCTGTGATTTCATGTGAACGACCAGAATTTAGAACCTCATCAATCCCCATATTAAACTTCAACCGTGTCTGCTTGTCAAGCTCTTTCATCCCAGAGTAGGATTTAGTCATAACATCTTGAGCATTAACGAAAGACAATCTTTGGGCCAAACTAATTAAACCCTCTGTCTTTTTAACCACGACACCTTGAGGGTTAAGGCCAAAAGCTTCAGCACCTTTGTTATCAACCCCTTGGAAGAATTGTTTAGCAACCCTCTTCTGGCTTTTCTTAGGAGCTTGTTCCAACAAAGCATGGAAGGCTTCTACAGTGGTAAAGGGGTCAACAGCCATACGGGTCATGTAACTAATGTTCTTCAAAAGAGCATTAGCCTCTCCCATTGTCTTCCCTGCTGTAGGACTCCCCATAAGGGCTTTAACACCAGCAGCCCCATAGAGGGTTGACATTTGTAACGCCTCTGCTGAGGTTCTAGCAGCCATAGCAATACCAAAACCCTTTACGTTGGCAATGGTTGTTGCTGGGTGTGACACCAACATACGTTTCCATACAGACATAGTGTATGCTAGAGCTTGTTTATCTCCGCTTACTGGGGTTTTGGGTTTTGCGTTATTAATAATGTCACTAGCCATTTCTGCTGCATCGTCATCAACTGTATCCCCAAGTTCTTTAACAACACTAGTGGCAGCAGCACGATTAGAAACAGCAACATTCTTAAAGTCATCCGTAAACTTAGACAGAGAGCTAAGCCTCTGATTGGTCCAACCAGCTTGATTAACCTTCTCTTTAAAAAGCTGAACAACTTGGCTAAACGTGACACCTAGAGGTTCAAAAGCCTCAGAGATAGCTTCTCTCTCTGCTGCATCAAGACCACTAGCGTATTCGATAAGATTTTTTGAGAGGGTTTTGTCGTCTGTACCTTTAACTACGATACCATGCCTTTGCAGGATGGCACCAAAACCTTCATCTGTTTTATAATCAGTGAACCAATTTACAATAGCATCATCTAGTTCACGGTTAGTTCCCATACCTTGAGATTTTTTGATGAGTTCTGACCAATCAGAGCTAACTTTTTTGATAGATTTCTTTAGGTCTTTTGCAACAGCCTTATTAGAGCCAAGGCTCCTCTTAACTTTGGCCTCTTCAATCTTCTTTCCTGCATCAGCAAGACCAGAAGAACCTTTAAGGGTTTTATGACCAAGGAGGGAGGTGACAGCGCCAGAGCCACCAAGCAAGGTGGAGACGGCACTCTGCATATAGCTAAACTCTTCCTGAGCACCAGTCTCCATCATAATATCTTGGTACAAAGTGTCTTGGAAGTTAGCAAGAAGTCCTTCTGTAGCAGCAGCCCCCATAACAGCACGTTTAGTGCTTACTTTCACAGCGGCATTAACGATCTCTCTCTTAATTGCCTTTTGCGCGACTTGTGAACCACCCTTCTTGGCCACTTGTTTAGCCGCTGCCTCAGCAGCTTGCAGGATCAACTCTTTCGACACTTCCATTGTAGCTTTAGTACCAGCCCTACCAGCCAACTTCCCTACGATAAAGCCAGCATACGTGCTAGGAGAAGTTAGGATTGCTTGACCATAATCTTTAATGGCACCAGCTTTATCCCCCAAATCCCCACCATTAGTGAAAATACTCCCCACACGGTCATAAACTTTATAAGCTTCCCCGTAAGCCATCTTAGTTTCATTGTCAGCAGCGTACACATCAACAGCTTCTTTGGCTGTATAAACTTCGTTAGAATTTAACCAACGCATGTGAGACATGAAAGCATCAAACGTCTCTTCGTCTGAAGCTGTCTTGTAATAGGTGTCCTTAGAAGCCACCATCATCTTACGAATGGCGTCCATATCCTTGGGTGAAGCTAGGATGCTCTCTTTCGTTTCTGTCCCTGCATCTGAAACTTCAGGGAGGCCAAGCTCTTGAAAAAGAGAAGTGGGTTTAGCCTCCTTCCCCTCCACTTCCGCCTTCTTAACAGGGGGAGCCACCCCAAGTTCTTCAAACAAACTGGGCTTAACAATAGGGGAGGCTTTGGGAAGTGTTTGTGGTTGGCTGGGGGGGAGACCTGTTTGATCTTTAATCCCCAATTCTTCAAGTAAGCTGCCCAAAGACTATCTCCTATTTACCTATTAGCTAGGTCGTTAAATTCTGAAACCGGGTGAGTTAGAAGCTTCCCTGTTTCTTGGATTTTATATGTAGCCGTACCATCCATATTATTAGAGACGAATACTAATGTAATAGTGTTACCTTTTCCGTCCACCGTAGTGATGTTGGGGACAGAAGGATTTTCCCCTGTCTCAGCAGCAGGCTCTGTTACAGGCCTTGGAGGGGCCTCTACAGCAGCACTAGCTTCTGGGGCATCCGTAGTGGCTTCTTCGGGAGGTGGCTCTGTAGCCCCCTCTGTAGGGGCTGTAGGAGCATCCATCCCAATAGGCAGACCCTCCTCATCCAGACGATACACAGAACGCAAATAGCTGAGGTAGTCTTCATTACCTGCAAATTGTTCTTCAACAGCTTTATAAGCAGCAGCACGAGAGGCTACGTTGAGGTCTTCCAAAGCTTCTGGGTTCTCGTCCGTATTATATATAGACGTTAGTTCTGTCCTAACATTCTCAAACTGTTCCTCAAACATTTTTTGGATAGTTGCCATGTCTGTAGGAGACAATGTTTTAGGACTTTTTGTAGCTACTTTCAAAGCATCAGGATCAACTGTAACGAAGCTGTCCCCACCCACCTTATTAGGACGAGGTGTATCACCTTGGGCAATAGCCTCTTCAGCAGTCATACCCGGAACAACTTCCGTCGTAGCTAGTTTAGCTCTAGCTTTGTCCATAGCATTACCACCAAAGGCTCTAGCCCAGATACTTCCCTCTGGGTCTTGTTTAAAGCCTTCTGGGTCTTCTTTAGCAGCTTGTACAATAGGCCCATAAATCTTGGAGAAGAATGTATTGAAGTCTTCATCAGGAGCTTGGAACGTACCACTAAGTTTGTAAACAGAACGAAAGAAATCTTCGTCTACAGGGACATTAGCCTCAAGACGAAGTTTCTCAACCTGTGTGTAAAAGTCACCAAGACCAGCAGGGTCCATATTAGCTTGAGCCATGATGATGTCCTTGGGCACCCCCATAGCTTGTAGACGCTTAGCTACACTAACACTCTCGTCAATCATAGCTGAGCTTCTACGTTTATTCTCAAGTCCTAGCGTTCTAGCTGTTTCAACTTGTTTATTGAAATAATCTCTCGCATCGGCTTGCCGAGTGTCCATACCCTCAGAGACTTTATTAAAGAACCCTGTAGCAAAACCTTCTCCAAAAGCTCCCATTATACACCTCGTCTCTTAATCAAAGGGGACTCAGCAGCCTCCTCTGTAGGATTATCCTGAGAGGCTGGCTCAGCCATTTCTTCGTCAGCTTGTGCTTGAACCTCTGGACTGATCTCAGTAGGAGGGCCACCCAAGCTCTTCTCAAGCATAACCACTGTACGCTTCTTATCTTTCTCTTTAACCTTCTCTTCTTTAGAGGGTCCAGCAAACTCGACAATAGGGATGTCAAGGGTTTCAGCTAAGGTCTTCAAGTGTTCATGCAGAACAGGAGAAATGAGAGTTTTCACATCAACTGAGTGATAACCCTCCATCACTCCCACAGAGGTCATAGAGTCTACAAGGATTTCCAAAGGAAACTCTTGTTCAAGGGAGAACATCAGATCATCGACAATCTCTGGGTCTTCCATCTTTTGAAAGTAGAACCCAAGAGCTTCCTCTGGCGTATTATAAAGAGGGGGTTGTTCCCAAGGAGCATTCCCCGGCTCTTTCGTCAATGACATTCCGGCGATAGGTGCTCTTAGGTCCATTATTTACCACGTCTCTTAATTAAGGGAGATTTCTTAGGGGCTACAAAAGATATTTCCCCATCATCTGAGAGAGGAGGAAGTCCTGTAGCAATCGAATAGATTTTATCTGCATAAGCAGGGTCTGTAGCATAGCCTGAACGGCCTAGTGCTTGGATTTGCTCTTCTAGGGAAGTAGCCTCTCTCATAAGTTTGTATCGAGGATTTTCCATAAGGAACTCTCCATACCCTCTCACGCTATCTGCGGGAGAATCGTATTGACGAAAAGAGGCATTTTCTGTAACAGTTTTACCGTTAACAACTTCTTTAGTAGACATTGTAGCACCACCACCCTTACCATGAGATTTAACCCCAAAGTAATTGTTGTTAGGTGCAGACTTTCCCCAACCGCTTTCTAGAGCAGCTTGAGCGACAATGATACGAGGATCAACACCTGTAGCTTTACCCACCTCAATAGCTGTAGGGTAGATAGCTGCAATGAAATCCTCTTTTCCCCCTAGGTCAATTGTACCTTTGTTAGCAGAGAGCTTTCTGTCAGGACCATAAGTGGAGGGAGTGTCACCACGTTTCTCGTAGAGCTTATCCCTATTTGACTTATCTTTGGCCTCAGCTTCAGCATCTTTCCTAGCTTGGGTTTTATTATCAATGGCAGCAGAAGCTGCATCAGCCAATCCAGCAGCAAAACCCCCAGAAGCTTTAGGTGTCTTCAAATCAGCCGAAGCAGCTTTAATCTGCTTAAGCCATTCTTTAGGACGATCAGCCAAGTCTCTGGAGTCTTCCGTAGGGGTATTCATTCGTTGTGGAACAAATCCTGTAGCTTTTACAACCTTCTTAACAGGCTCTTCAGCAAACACTTCTCTACGTAGTTTTTCTAAGCTTTGAAAATAATCCATTACCCAAAAATCCCATTCACGACAGAACCGACGAGGCCGCCAAGAGCTTGTCCCATAGCACCTTTGCTGGATTGCTTAGCGTTATACTTAGCCATCACCATTTCATGTGCCCTGTTCTTAGAGTTCTCAGACGACTCGTATGCAAACGAATAGAAGTCTCTCTCTCGTTGCATTTGGTTGTTATAAGCAGCCAAGGTCATCCCTGTAGCTTGTTGAGCGTTAATCCTGTTAGCTTCGTTAGCATTCTCGTTATTAGCAGTGGTGACACTACGACGCCATGTAGCATTCGATTGATCAATCACAAGTCTATTAGAAGCGTTAAACTGGTCTCTTGCATCGTTCATCTGACGATTGAACATGCCAACAGTGTTCTTTTGCTCAACATTGAACTGAGACATAGCGTTCTGTTGAGAGGCGTTAAACTGAGACACTTGACTTTTAAGACTAGCAAAGAATTGGTCTGTTTGACTTTGGCTAGTAGCATTGAATTGCTTAGTAGCATTCTCAGCAGCTTGGTCAGTGAACAACCCCTGAATAATGCTCTGACTTTTGAACATATTCATTTGGTTGTCAGCGTCTAGGTTTGCCAAATCCATTTGCAGGAAAGCTTGAGCATTCTGTAGACGAGCTTGCTGACGGTTATTTAGGTTCTGCATCTCAAATGAGGAGAACGTGGCAGCATCCTGAGCAGCAATACTAATTGCACTTTCCATAGCAGCTTGGGTAACAGCCCCACCAGCCATAGAAGAGGCACCTAGACCTCTAGCAGCCATAATAGCATTGGCATTACGAATAGCACCAGCAGCCCAAGGAGGTGTAGCACCCCCCTCAAACTGCTTCATCAACTTTTCCATCTGTCCAGCAACTGTGGCATCAGACGAAGGAAGGGCTGTAGCAGCCTCTGCAAGGGCACCACTACTCACTGTACCATGTACAGCTGACATATCTTCTGTGGCTGTCTTAATGTCCCCAGACACTGTAGAGGTGTCTACTGTAGGAGCAGCCGTAACTGTAGGGGCTGTAGCTGTTGCTGTCGTATCTGCTGTAGAAGCCGTCACATCAGGCTTGACCGCCACTGATCCAGCCTCTCTGTCAACAAGCTCACTGTCAGACACAACCATAGGAGTGGTATCCACTTTAGTGATATACTCGTCTGGGTTAGCAACCATATCAGCCGTAGTAACGGCACCTGTAGAAGTTGTACTAGGTGTCACCACAGGATTGACAGTGGAGGTAGTCTTCCCTTTACTATCTGTATTGGTGGTAGTAATACCTGTGACAGTGGCGGGGAGAGTGGTATCTCCCGGAATACCTGTTGTAGGAGTGGTGGGAGTGGTGGGGGTTGTAGTGGTGGTAGTGGGATTAAAGGCAATAGGGATATTTTTTAGTTTCTCACTAACAACACCACCTTCTGCAAACCCCCTTTTTTCAGAGGCACTAGCCACCATCTCTTTTGCCTTGCTTTCGTAAGCATGAAATTTCTGAGAATTAGCAGGGTCAGATTTTAGATAGTTAGCAAACTGGTCCATTGGTCCTTTAAAGCCCATCTTACGAGCAAGAACCTCTGTCTGTTCACCAGTGAAGCCTCCAAACTGTTTAGCCATATTACCCTCTCTTACAAACTGTTAGCATAGAAAGGTCTAACGTATTAAGCCATTCTAGGAAGGCTCTCGAAGAACCTGTTGGATCGGGCATATCTAATCTAGCCCCTTGGTAAACACTACAAGCTGCCCCAATCGTCACCCCTGCGGCGCAGGCGGTCAACAAGATCGCTATCAGAAACCCCGTTAACATCTCTTTTCTCTCTGTAAGCAGCTTCACGAGCTTTCTCCAATTTCTTAACATCATCCCTCAGAGCCTCTGTAAGGGCCTCTGAGGCCCCTCCTCTCTTCTTGGACCATCCGTATGCAAAAAGACCTAGCAACGCTGTAAGGGCCATCCCAAGCAGTGTGAGGGCCTTTGTGTAACCACTAATCAGAAACTTCAGGAACAAATACATCTTTTACACCCTTCACTTGTTTTGAAGTCCAACCTTTAGCCCATGCGAGTAGAGCTAGTCCAGCAGCAACGACAGGAGTGAGAAGGCCAGTCAAGACGTAGATAGAAAATGGGTGGGGGTCAAACATTCCTGTTGACGGGTCAAATTCAGCTAAACCCATGAGTTTTGCCAAGCTAGCTAGTCCAATAACGATACCCGTAGCATAGGCTGTACCACGAGTTTTGGATAGATTATTCATAGTTTAGTCCTATGTGAATATTTATTTTTTCTAACCCCTTGACAAGGGCGATTTTCTGACTATATATAACTAGGGGTTAAAAATTATTATGCCGCCCTTAGAATATATAATATTAATATAACGACATAGTATTATGTCTTCTTGAGTAATAGTTGCATCAATGATGCAAACCATCCCTTAGCTTTGGTGATAGGAGGAGCAGGGGTTGAAGGTTGTGCCTTCACTGCCCTGACTGCCTCTAAGAAAGCCTCTACTGAGACGTGTGACTTATTTAGTCCGTCCCCTGCGTAGAAACTCCTCCCCCTCTTCGGACCTGTGACAACAGGTAGACTAGCCCACTCTCTAGCTAGGTTATTAGCAAATTCTTCTGCTGTCAAACCCCCTGCTAAATATTTATCCAATCCCCTTCGTTTTAACAACACTGTTGCTAAAGCGTCTTGGTTAGCCTCATTAAATAGAGCTGATGTTAATAGCCCCGCAGCAGGTGGGAGGGGTCGTAATGTGTCTTCCATAATTTGATATCGTCCAGCAGCTTCACTGTTATACTTTTTATCAATGGAGTCTTGCCAATCCAATACCTCTTTAATCGTCATCTTTGTTAAGGGTTTTTTAGGACGATCAGTTTTAGATATCCCTCCCCATACGATATTGTAGTCGCCACCACTCTCAGGCTGAGAAATAAAGTCTAGTAAGGGACGGACATTCATTTCATCATCCTCTCAATTAAACGGTCAAGTTTGCTATTCATATCTCTTAGCATCCCATGTGTCTCGTCTCTACTACGTTGATGAGCAGCTTGGTCAGCGTCTCGTTGGGTCTGAAGCCTAGTCAATTCCTTATCATGCTCAGAAGTTTTACTTTCTAGGCGGACAATAAAGAAGATAGCAGCTATAGCTGCAACAAAAGGCTGCCAATAAGTTAATACTACTTCCACAACTTACTCCCACATAATCGAGACAGCACCATTGTCAAAAGTGTTGGTCCCATCTCTGGTGAGACGTACTTGTGTCAAAGCTGCACCAAGATTTATAGAACCACCACCTGTAGCAGTGCGAGCTGATGTGCCTGTTACGTGGGAAGATACCCAACTGTTTGATCCAACAGCAGACCTCGTGAGTGTAAAATGTCCAGACATGAGTTCAGAAGCAGTGTTTGTAGCTACCAAAAAACCACTTGAAGAAGAGGCATAAGTGCCCCCACCACCAGTAGAAACAAAACCCCCACCAAGATACCCTGTGGTGACGAAACCTCCACTAGTTCCAAGTTGTACTAGATAGTTATCTGTCCCGGACAAAGAGACGCTAGTAAAGATTAGTGTAACACGTTTTACTGTAGAAGGGATACCTGTAAAGTCAAAAGCTGTCCCAGTTGCAGTAGACAAACTTGCCGACTGTGTAATCTTTTGAGCTATGATCGTAGCATTAAGTTTGTCAGGAGAGATAACACTTTCGTTTGTGCTAACACCTGCATCCCATGTAGCTTGTAGTTGTGTTACCCCAGAGATGGTTGGATCACCCGCAGCCCCATCCCCATTAGCGATTGTAACACCAGTATTAGCAGTTACATCAATAGTCCTAGTAGTGAAGGTGTTAGCAGCAGTTTCTACGACAATCCCCGGAGTGACGGAGAGAGACGACAGTCCTGTTAGTCGAGCATTAACAGCTTGGGCACCAATTTCAGCTAGTGTCCAAGTTAGAGCAGTCGAACCATCGACAGCTTTACCTGTAGAACCTAGGGTGAAAATTCTAGAGGTTCCCCACGAAGCTGTGGTGATATTTGCTACACCACTAAACAGTGTCCCATTAATCGTTCTGGGGGTCTCTAAAGCAGTGGCTGTAGCAGCATTAATAGCCCAACTACCGCTGGCGTTAACGCCTGTCTTAGTGGGAGCATCATCGGCAATCTGAGCAACGACATACGCTGTTGTAGCAATCTGTGTAGTGTTTGTATTAGTTGCAGGAGTAGGAGCCAGAGGGATGCCTGTAAATGTGGGACTGGATGCGAAGACTAATGCTCCTGTTCCTGTCTCATCCGTCAACGCAGCTGCCATTTGGGCTGAAGAAGCTATAAAAGTGTTATTAGTAAGGTTAATAGTTTTACCTGTTAGGGTCTGTGTATTAGTCCCTGTAGTGACTGCTACACCTCCCACTGTCGCTGAGGCTAGCGTAGCTGCCCCAGAAGTAGATAGCGTTGTAAAGGCCCCTGAAGAGGGTGTGGTAGCCCCAATAGTAGTGGCATCCATAGTCCCTGCGTTAATATCTACGGTGTCAGCTACTAACGCATCTACATTAGCTATCCCTGTGATATAAAGGTCTTTAAACTCTTTTCCAACAGCTCCCAAGTCTAGTGTGTTGTCTGTCTTAGGTGTAACAGAAGAAGCAGATACGATTAGGTCTTGAGCTGGACCAACAACTGTGATTGGACTTCCTTCCCCCACTGAGCCATTATGTCGATGCCCGCCCACAGAGGTGAAGGCTGAAGTGATTGCATCGAACTCTTGGTCCAGAGGGATGGCGTCAATAGTGTTGCCATTAGCAATTTGGTCAGTTACATCTTGGCGCACATATCCGGTTATAGCACACCCCCCAGACCCTTAAACAGGTCTTCCACTAAATCGAAATCTTTTTTAGAAAACATCCTAATCTCCTTGTAACCCCGAAAGTTCTTAACTTCTGGCCTAGTACCCATATCTAGTAAAATAGTCTCCAAAGTTCTTGCATCAGGGGTTTCGACCCAAAAAATAACTTCAAAAGAGATTTTAGACGAGTATTTTAATTCCGCTAGTCTTCGTTTTTTACAACGGCTGGAAGTTATACCAACCTTATACGCAATTTCACCTTCTACAAGATTCTCTGTTTTTAGTAAGTACAGAACATCCTCGTCAGAGACAGAAATAGTTTTCATATGAGAGCAGATGTCTTCGATTAACCCTCTTCTTTGGGCGGCATGGTAAGCATTCCACTCCCCCCACTTAAAAGAATTTCTGGTAGGGTATTTAGATGCAACTTCTTTTAGTGCTTCATAAGACCAAAGATAAGGTTTTACATAAGCAACAGGAAAAGCCTCAGTAAGCCAACCGTTTTTCCCCATAAGTTTATAGACGTAACTATCTTTTTTAGCCAACTCAACCTTAGTCTCGTAAGAAGACGCTATCTCAAAACAAAGCTCTTTTGTCACTACTCGCCTTGTCATATCTATCTTCTTTCATTTTCTCGAAATTCTAAAATCACAAAATTCAGGTTATACGCAGGTTTTTGTGACACGGAGGTATAACGGAGGGCAACAACAAAACCACTACCATTTACGTTATCAAAATATTCAGAGTCTGATGCACCACCATAGACGACTGCCCCATAAGTACTTGTCGGATCGCCATAGGTTGCAAGACCCGGAGTTTCACTTGAGATAAGGAAAGGAGATGTAGCAGAACTGCCAACTCTATCGTAGTCAAATTTAACTCTACACGTTACTTCTAGATTACCTAGAGGTTTTACATACATCGTATGTTTGTAAAAAGTTTTACGTTTTTTAGCATCAGTGATTGGCATATAGGGGGTCTCAAAAATAGCTTCGATATCCATTCCATCAAAAGAGTTACCACTCTCTAAACGGTAGATGAAACCTGTGTCAGAACAAAAGAAAATATGTTCTTTGTCACTCTCTTGGTATTTACTAACTGCGTAAATCTTAATCCCTTTGGTCGTAGCCCAAGAAATACTCTCAGAGGTTTGATCTAGAAACTTAACTCCAATAAATCCCTCTGCGTTGGCTTGTACAACGTTATCCACAAAGGAGAATAATCTGTATTGATTTTTACCAGCAATAGTAATTGTAGCTAGTTTAGAAGAGGATGTGAGTTTTGAGAGGATATTCTTTTGAATCTTGTCAGAGGCTCTCGCTAGACCAAAATCTCCAATCTTCTCAGAAGCACTAAGGTAACGAATACCGTCTGGACCCAAGTAGAGGATATCACCACCAACCTCTTGGATAGTGTCTCTAAACAAACAACCTGTGTTACGAGTGATCGCATCAAGCTGAAAGTCTGCTACAGAGTTACCATATAGGCGATAAATACTGTTAAGGCAGAACACAATAAGTTGGTCACGAAAGACCACAATCCCTGTGATCTTATCTCCAATATTGACAACCCCAGCACCATTTGCAGGCAGGAAGTCATCTTCCAAAAAGGGAGAGGAGAAGCTAAGTAGGTTTTCTTTGGCGTAGAAGATGTGGTTCTTGAACACAGCTACATCTGTAGCCCCATCTACATCAGTTGTCGAAGTGGTCAAGTAGGCAGCAGTTTTTGCCACAGTGTCAAAGATAGCAGGCTTATTAGCCCCATCAACAATCACCACTTTTCGTACACCATTAAAGTTAAAGGTGTCATACGCGATGGAGACGATAGCAGGATTAGTTAGCGTAAGTTTATCTGTCCAAGTCCCCCCAGCGGAATATTGGATTTTAGCGTCTCTGACAGCAAGAACCTCCGAGGAACTAATAGACACCACCCCAAAAATCTGACCTGTCCCTCCAACCTCTGTCGAGGAGAATTTTTGATAGCCGAGGATACGAGTGTAGCCCCCTTGTACATCAGGCTCAAAGTTTTGGAGGATTGTAGCACTACCGGGAGCTTGAACACCTTGCTCAATACGGCCAAGGTTGGTGATCAAACCTCCTTCAAGTTTAATAGGAAAGGAATCCCAACGTGTAGCCATATCTCACCCTACGATCTAATTACTGTAGAACGTGCATATTCCGTTCTATTTATAAAAATCTTCCTCATGTCTTTAATTCCTTGTTTAAAGAGGTCATTAGAAGCAGCAGCTTCCTCTATACCCCCTCTAAATAGGTAAGCATGATACATAGCTCCTTCAACAATCACCCACCTAAATTGTTCTGGGATGGTTGGAGTGTCATCCCAACTTATCATGTCTACAGGTAGTCTATAATACTCGTAGAGAACGTCATAGGTTTGATTAGGGGGAGGAACCACCCCAAAAGATAAATCTCTCCCACGATATACATAGGCAGGAGCATCAGCATAAAGAGAGGGGTTAAATTCCTGATCAGGAAACTTCTGAAGGACTTCCTCATAATCAACTGGTCTCAACTGACGGGAGATGTTATTATAAGTTGAATCACCTTTTACACGAAAGGTGTCAAACGCCACACTTTTAGCATCTGCTTCGTATGGGTATTTAGTTTGATTAACAACCAGAGTTTGAGTTTTCGTCGTATGGTTAAAGGGCCATTCAAACTCCTCTCTATTAATTCTGTTAATGGCGTTGTTAATATGCCCTTTGTTATCTGCATACACACCAGAAGCTGCGTCAAAGTTACTAGAGGTCAGAGGCACCTCATTCAGACGTAGATTTACATCGTTTACTAACGACAAAAAAGTAAGTGCCATTTCAACCCCTAGGTATAAAAATGGGGAGGGGAAGGGCATTGCTTTAACAATGCGTCTCCTCCTCCCCAAGAACTTAGATCACGTCGCGCAGAACAGTGATCGGCTCACGAGGAGACTTATCACCTTCAACGATAACAGCAATCACACGAATGCGGCCATCCAAGCGAGTGGCTGTGGCACCCAAGACGTTAATCTCAAGACCCCCCACAGGCACTACCAGAGGCAGTGCAGCCGGGACAGTGGCAGCCAAGGTGCTTACAGCAGCAGTGGAGGCCAGAGTACCAGTAACAGCGGTAGTACCAACACGACCCACCAGAGTACCAGTACCCGTTCCCACAACAACTTGTTGAAGAGTTACAGATTGGACCATAGTGCCAGCCGGGAGGGTCATCAAGCTGATGTCATCCGTAGCCGTAGTCATGGTTACGTCTGTCGCCAGATCGAGGGTCATATCAATGACGCGCGAGAAACGTTTTTCAGCAGCGTCAAAGACGCCAGAGGTATTACGCTTTGCGCTATTATACGAAGCCATAGTTTATTCCTTTCTTCTATAATTACGCAATGTTGTATTTGCAGGTCACGATAGCTTCTGGACGCAGAATTTTACGACCATAAACTTGCAGACCACGAACAACATCAGCGAAGGTTTCTTGCGAACGGAAGGTCTCCGTTTTAGTCAGGTTCTCCGCCGAAGCCACTGCCGAGCTATGACCAGCGATGATAACACCGTAGTCAGTATTCTGGGAAGTAGTACCAACCGTCGAAGGACCACCACCAACACGCGGGAGCGAGTTAGACATGTAAACCGTGAAGCCTTGGATTTGCTTACCAATCTGACCGTTACGCAAACCCCCCTTTTCAGAAGTGTCAGCGTTGAACAGACGGCTATCCTCGTCCTTCAGCATTTCAGCAAACACCGGGTCAATCACAACCCAACGGCCAGCTTGGTCTACGTTTTGCAGATCAAGGTTACGAGCCATACGGGCGAGAATTGTCACTGGCGAAACCAGATCGGTGGGCTTAGTTTGCTGACCGGGGAAACGCGGAGCAACCGGGATGGAGTTATCACCACCAGCAGCCAAGAACGAACCTTTAATTAGTTTGTTCGAGGTCAGCAATTCGTCTACACCAGCCGTAGCTACAGCACGAGTGCCGGGGATGTCACCGACAACACGCAGGGTGTTAGCAGGAGCACCAATTACCGATTGCTTGTAACCAGCCATATAGCCGAGCACTTCAGCGTCAAACTGGTCTTTAATCTTAAAGCCAGCACGATCAGTAGCTAACGACATCCAGCTGATGTGAGAGTGAGCTTGCTCAATATCTTCAAGTTGGAATGCATACTCGTTAGCTTGGTCAATGACCAGAGTGAAATCTTCGTCGATCAGTTCCTGCGGGGTGATCAGTTTACCACGCGAGTAGGGACGGATTTGGATTTCCGGCTCTTTGATGATTTTAACCGAATCACCAAACGAGGCAATCTCACCAAAGTAGTCCGTGTTAGTAATGCCCTGCACAACCGATGCACGACGGAAAGCAAGCTGTGCTTTCTTAGAGTAGATTACAGGCGAGAAAACGCCGTTAGGAAGGCTGCCATGACCAGCAGCGGAACGAAAAGCCATAATGTATTTCCTTTGTTGATGGAAGAGACATCATTATAAGATGCTCTTGTTTAAAATATTATCGACCATCAACACGTCAAGGGCCTTAGTTCGGAGGGAGGAGATTTATATGCCTATAACTCTCGGCTCTTACTTTATAGGGTGGTCTTTATGTGTTATATTGTCAAACAAGGTTGGAGAGAGGTTGCAATTCTCTCGGCTTGTTTAACGAGCAGCGCCGGACAGGTCGTAGACAAAAGAGCCAGTTTTCATAGATTCTTTGATGGCGTCTTCGTTCTTTTCATATTCCGACATTGACATTTTTTGCACCTGAGACTCGGAGAATTTCTTCTTGCCACTAGTATCAGCGGGTGCGTCAGACTTCTTATCTTTAATGTTTTTAGCAGCGTCCTTATTTGGGTTAACCACCACTCCCTCTTTTTTATAGAGGTTAAGTGCCCAGATAACATCGTCAACATCACCGTCATAGATAAGATTTTGCACAGATTGGGTTTGTTGTTCAGCCCAATCGTGAAACTCATCAGAAGAAGTGACCTCTTCAAAGT